TCTGATAGCGGAAGGTGTTGGCGAAATGTAGCACATCCTCGCTGGGCACGTCGGTCAGTGTCACGTAGCCGTGGTCGGTCAGATAGACGATGCTTGCGTAGGTTCCCGTGTTGATGTTGTAGCCGCCTGTCTTCACCAGCCACAAGTGCAGGGGAAATCCGAACTCGTCGCGTTCGATATACACAAAGCTGTTGCCGTAGAAAAGTCGGTTGATTTCCACCAGTCGCCACAGGTCGACAGCGGTCATGATGGGGTTCGGCTCCTGCTGCAACAGGTAGTTGATGCGCTTACCCAGTCCGCGCATGTCTTGCACGAAGTTGCCCTTCTCGAAGTCTTTTTTGCGATATTGCACGGGCATGACGCTCATCGTGTCGGCACGCAGGTTGACGGCACGATACACCGCTGCCACCACCAACGCCGACTCAGGGCCACGGACGTAAGCGATGCGCTCCTCGAACGAGCCGCCGCTAACCCTCGGCCCTTGATTGCTCGGATGGTTCGGGTCAGTCGTCACAGGAACACCCGGCACGGGTGCCTCGCGCGTCTGCCTGAATCTGAATAAATTTGCAAAAATATTGTCCATACTTATTTGCCTTTTCTATTCGTAGATTTCTTTGTTACGGGTTTACTGCCACAAATCTTTGTGTTCATCCAGCCAAGCCTGCGCCTTATCGCGGTTGCGCCACGAGCCGCTTTGCAAGTGTTCCATCAGCGGACGGATGTCAATACGCTTGCCGCAGGCACCATTGCGATGGCTGCGGATGTCTTCGAGGAACGAAGCACCTGTGTCGTAGTAGTTCCCTCGGTTGCGCTGACCGCCAGGCTGCAAGCCCCATGAGCGTTTCGGGTCGAAATAGTCGATGCCGCAATGCTTGCACATGGGCACGTTGATCCAACAGAGCATCGGCACCAGCCGCTCAATGCCTTTCGGGTTTCCTGACTTGACTGCGGATTGTATATGCCCCACCGTGCATTGGTCGTACTGGAACATGAAGTCCACGCTATCCTTCAGCAAAATGTCGCTATCCATCAGCAGGAAACCGTCGGGCAGCAGGTCGAAGAGTTCCTGAATGGTCATCATGTGCTTGGCCGAACCATATACACAACTGCCCCAAATGCCGATACCAGGACACTTGTTCGGGTACTTTTCTAACTCCTTGTCGAAGTCGATAAGCTGCCCCTTCGTGTTGTCGATGACCTCCACGCCCTTCATCTTCTTTGTCCAAGGTCGCTCGTCGCTGTTGTCGAAGATCACCACCTTGTAATCCTCACCGCCATGCTTGCGCAGGCTCAGGATGCATGCCTCGGTCAGTTCCGGGGTGTTGTAATGCACAATCGCCACGGTCTTCTTCGGCGTGACGGCTTTCTCCTTTTCTTTCGTCCATTCGTTGTACTTGAAGAATCTGTCGTGGTAGGCCTCCCAGAACGCCTTCATCGGACGCTCCGCCATGCCGCGACGCATCTTGTCGGCCCATTCCTCGGCAGTCTTTGTGATATAGTGCCGGATGACCGCACGGCTGGGGTCGTAGGTCGGAGTCCAGAAGTTGCGCTCGCACGGTTCACCGCTGGCGGTCTCATACGACCCTGCCCCCTCTGGGCAGTGCGGATCTTTTGTGAACGTCACGCCCTCCAAGCCGCCACGCACCATCGACTTTACGTGCTGATTCTCTGCGATGTCGTCATATTGCACATGCAAGTCGTCAGGCAGCGGCTTCTTGAATCGAACAGCCATTGGTCGGTGGTCGTTCTTCACCAGCCCATTGTCGCCGTAGCACTGCCAGTTGATCATCACGCAGTTGCATCCCTCGCGATTACTCAACAGGTCGGCCAGCGTCTCCTTGCCCTTGATGACCAGCTGCTCGTCGAAGTCGAAGAACGCCAGCCATTCATACTCACCGCCATACTGCTGATAGATGGCATTATAAGCCCAGAAGTGGCAGTTGCACTTGTCGCGGTAGTCGATAATCGTCACCACACCCTTGTCGATGTAGTCCTGAAGCACCTCCTCGAAATGCTCCTCGCCCTTGCGGTTGTTGTCAGCGATATAGACGTGCGAGAATCCCACCTTCAGATGATGCTCCACGAACTCGCGGGCATATTGGTTTTCCTTTCTGCCAATCGCCACAACCGCCGCCTTCAGTTTCTTCTTTTCTACTTTCTTAGCCATAGTTCCTCTTTTGGTTTATATATCGCCAGTACCACCATTTCCAAGTTCAGAATTACTTGGTGTCGGTGCCGGCGTCTTGTCGTTGATGATGACCTGTGCCAAGAACTGAATCGTGTTGTCTTGGCGGTCGGGATGGAACGTCTCAGGAATGATCTGATATGTGCGGTCTTCATACACAATGCGGCTGCGTTCGTTGACCTGGTTCGTCCAGCGCATACGCACTTCGACGACACCATACACATCGAGCGCACCTTCATGTAGTCCGCCCAGTCCCTTCTTCCAACCGACGTTGGCATGCAGGCAAACGGTGTCCTCGTACTCCGTCCCGTTCGAGTCGATGCCGAACTTCGACTGCACCGCCGCCTTGCGGTTTTGCACATTTATGATATGTCTCAAAAATCCTGATGAATATCCCATACGCTTATAGTCTCATATATGGTTTTACCAATATTCCGAACGTCTTGTTGTCGTGCGACTCCTGCACCAAGTCCTTCTCACGGTCCTTGTAGAGCGAGGCCACAAGCATTAACGTGGCAGCGCGGATTGGTGCCGGCACGTGACCATATACTTCGGTCAGTTCTGCCACCATCTCTTCAGAGTCCTTTCCTCTGTTAAGTATTTGCGCCATCGCATCCTCTGCCGCGTCGCCGAACAGCTCCAGAAGCGCATCCTCGCAGTCGTAGTCGATGCGGGTATGATCCTTGATATAGCCAATCGTCAAGTATTTCATATCTTTTTTGTTTGTCCTTTGAATATCGGACGAAACCCGTTCAAAGGTTTACCGATGAAGAAAAACGGAAAAATCCTTGCACGTTTCAAATAAATTTTCTACATTTGCACCCGTTTTAAAAACCTAAAAAACAATAAAACTATGAAACGGAAATTTGTGTTTTTCTGGGCTGCAATAGCAGCAATGTGTGTGGGCTGTTCATCTGAAAGCGATGAACGGCGGGCGTCGGAACCGACGAATGTGGTTTTGGCATTCAGCCCTTACGATGTGAGTCCAATGACGCGAACCACGGTGTCAATAGCCGACGTGGTGACACACCTGAATGTGTGGTTGGTAAGTGGCGACGACGTAATCGCCTTACAACAGACGAACAGCGACGCAGGATTTGGAACTGTCGCCGCTACGCTGGACCGCACGAAGACGTACACACTATATGCTGTGGGCCATAAGGCGGATGGGGCAACGCTGGCGGATGGAGTGATAAGTTTCACTGATGATAAGGTTACGCACTCGATGTTCTACAGCACAACGTTCTCGCCTGCAACTACCACCAACCTGTCGTGTCTGATGACGAGGATTGTGGCCGACTTCCGGCTGGAGATTACCGACGACATTCCAACGAGTGCTGTGAAGTTCCGTTTTTCCATCGCCAGCGTCTTCGACCGTTGGAACGTCACGACGGGAGCCACGCACGGCATCGATCGCGTTTCGACGATTAATTATGGCGGCACATCCAGCATCTTTAACGTGTATGCCATTGTGACGGATACGCAGACCGCGCACGACATCATGGTGGAAGCCCTCGACGAGAACGACGTAGTGGTACAAAGCCACACGTTTGCGGACGTTCCGCTCAGGAATGGTTACAAAACGAACTATCGCGGCACGTTCTTCATTGATAGCCAGTTTACTTCAAGTTTCACCGTTAATGATTGGAATGAGTATGAGACAGTTGATTTTTAGTATTTTCGTTTTCGTGTTAGTTTTCGTTGCAACATCTTGCGAAAAAGCCATTGACCCCGAATATCGCAACAGTGACAACAACGTCACGCTGCATTTCTCGATGACCAACGCCGACGCGAAGACACGGACTCTCTCAACCAACTATTTCTCGAAGCTCAACATTATACTGTTCGATGAGGACGGTGAGCGGGTGTTCGATAAGGTAAAGACGCAGACGGCCGACGATGACGACTGGGGTACACTGTCGCTGAAGCTGACGGCGGGCACCTATACCGTCGTGGCGGTGGGGCACTCCAGCCACAACTCTGCCACTATCAAATCACCGGAGGTGGTGCAATTCACCGCCAGCGATGGCGAAAAGCTCACGGACACATTCTGTCACTGCTCGCAGATTGTGGTGAGTGGCGACGCGCAACAGTACGACCTCGATATGTACCGAGCCGTGGCCATGATTCAATTCTGCCTGAAAGATACGGAATTTCCCGCCAACTTCTCGCACTTTCTGATGGAGTACACGGGCGGTTCTGCCAACTTCAACCCCACGACGCTGGAAGGTATCACCAAGTCATCGCAGTCGGAGAAACGAACTACCAACGGCATACAGATTTACCAGGCGTTTACGTTTCCGCATATGGCTGCATCGTGCAACATCAAAATGACGTGCTCTGGTCTCGACAGCGATGGCACCGTCATTCGTCGCCGTGTGTTCGATGCCATCCCCGTCACTCGCAACCGCATCACGACGTACACCGGACCGTTCTTCGAGGAGGGAGACGGTGTGTTCACGCAGTCTGATTTCTCGTTCCTGATTCATGCTGACTGGGACGGGGAAGATAACTACGAGTTCTAAAAGGAATCTTTTTTGAACGGCGTGCCAGAATAAACTTGCACCCCTTTCGTCCCCAAAATTACGAAATTTGCAAGAAAAATCGGCTGAATGTTAGAACTTTTTAGCAACAATCAGCCGATTTTATAATTCTTTAGATAAATACGGGCGTTATACACCGTCCTCGAACGAAGGTTTTGGGTCTTCTTCGGGTTCGATAGACTCCAAGCGTTCTATCTCAGCCTTGGCAGCGTTGATGTCGTCGCGCCACTGCTGACGCTCGGCTATCTTGTCGGCATACTCGCTCTTGGTGGCCTTGCCTTCCGCAATCTTTGCGGCGATGTAGTCGGTACTTGACAATTTGCCCTCGCGGTCGAGGATAATGGTCTGCTGCTCGTTGACGAGCGCGTCAATCTCGTACTTTTTCATATTCGTTTTAATTTTAAATGATACTTCTTGTTTAACCTTGCGCGAAAACTATGTTGGGGTTTACTGATGACGCAGAGCCTTCGCTGGTCCCAGTCCAACCACTGCCACCATTCATCATCAATGGTGTCTTTCAGTGTCATGATGCGCTTGTAGGATGTGCGGTTCTTCAATAGCCCCGTGTATGAGTTTACGGTCGAAATAAAACGGTCGAGTTCTCTGTATTTCTCGACCGTTGTTAATTGATTATATTCGTGTACTCGCGACAAACATCGCGACCATGTTACGTCGTTTAATATCACACTCCACGGATGGATGTGTGAGCCGAGAAATTCCAGTCCTTTCCAATGCTGCTGACAATAGAACTTATGGTCGTTCATTTTTACTCCTTTGGCCGCAAATCTGCGCCGTAGTTCTGGAAGTAGTGACAGTGCGTAAGACTTCAGTCTGTCGGGTACTATCATTACGCCATCGTCCATGAATACAGTTGTGCGGATGCCGCACTCATCATTCAACCAGCGCACCTCGTCATTAATATATAACCCCATTCCCGTTTGCGA